GCACCAGGTGCAAAAACTGTTGATATTGATGATATTAATCCAGGTCCAAAACCTTGCCCAATATGCGGTAAAATCCACGGTCCAATGCCTAAGCCGGGCGGTTGTGGTATGTCTGAACCAGAAGGTCCAGCTGAACCGGACATGGGCGACATGATAAGAATGATATCAGCAGATGAGCAAATCGCTACCGAAGAAGACGATGGAGGTTTTGGCGATGCTACTACAGAACCCGATGACACTTATATGACATCAAACGCAGGCGATGTTAGCGATATGATCCCAAGCGGAGATGATTTACATAAGGAAAAAGATTCTTATCCAGCAACAGCTGGCGGTGATAATCCTATGAATGTAGAAAGTCTAAAAGCAAGATTACAAAAAGCTCTAGCCGAAAGACAAAAGTAAACTATTACCCCCCAACTCAGTAGCGCCTTCGGGCGCTATTTTTTTGGATAAGTATATACATGAGTAAAAGTTTAGACGGCGTATTAACAAAAAAAGCCAATCAAAAAGAAACGTACACAGAAGCACAAATACAGGATCTAATGAAATGTATGGATCCTGATGAAGGGTATTTGTATTTTGCTCGTAAGTTTGCACATATTCAACATCCTGTAAAAGGTAAGTTGCTGTTCGATCCTTACGAATATCAACTACGCTTGATGCACAGCTATCACAGCTACCGTTTTAACATTAACATGATGCCTAGACAGACCGGTAAGACAACATGTGCTGCTATCTATCTTGCTTGGTATGCAATGTTTAATCCAGACCAAACTATTCTTATTGCTGCACACAAGTATACAGGTGCGCAAGAGATTATGTCAAGGATACGCTATGTGTATGAACTTTGTCCAGATCATATACGTGCAGGCGTAACAAGTTATAACAAAGGTAGTATGGAGTTTGAAAACGGTAGTAGAATACTCAGTCAAACGACTACAGGTACTACTGGACGTGGTTTATCTATTTCGCTTCTATATTGTGACGAGTTTGCATTCGTACAACCTAACATTGCAGAAGAGTTTTGGACTTCAATTTCACCTACACTAGCAACAGGTGGTCGTGCTATTATTACTAGTACACCAAATAGTGACGAAGATACATTTGCTACTATTTGGAAACAAGCAGAACAAAAGTTTGACGAGTATGGCAACGAAAGCGATACAGGTGTAAACGGGTTTAGTAGTTTTAAAGCACATTGGAGCGAACATCCGGATAGAGACGACGAATGGAAGAAAAATGAACTAGGTCGTATTGGCGAAGAAATGTTTAGACGTGAATACGAGTGTGAGTTTTTGATTTTTGATGAAACATTAATACATAGTATCAAACTTGCTGCTATGGAAGGAACTGATCCGATTATACGCATGGGTCAAGTACGCTGGTATAAAAAACCAGACCCTAAAAAAACATACGTTGTTGGATTAGATCCTAGTATGGGAACAGGAGGAGACTATGCAGCAATACAAGTTATAGAACTTCCTACATATGAACAAGTTGCTGAATGGCAACACAACCTTACAGCAATACCAGGACAAATACGTGTTTTGAGAGATGTATGCAGTTACATAGCAGAAGAAACACGCACTTCTAGTAACATATATTGGAGTGTTGAAAATAATGGTATTGGAGAAGCATGTTTATTAGTGATACAAGACTATGGGGAAGAAAATATTCCAGGATTGTTTATCAGTGAACCTATACGCAAAGGACATGTAAGAAAGTTCCGCAAAGGATTTAATACAACCCACAGTAGTAAAACTACTACTTGTGCAAGATTGAAAACTATGATAGAAAATGACAAACTAATAGTAAGAAGCAAGGCATTACTCAGTGAACTCAAGGCATTTGTTGCAACTGGTAGTAGTTTTCAAGCAAAGCCAGGACACACAGACGATTTAGTTAGTAGTTTATTATTGACACTAAGAATGATGACAGTAATGAAAGATTGGGATCCAACAGTGTACAACACATTTAGTCAAATAGAACAAGAAGACGATTACGAAATGCCAATGCCGATCTTTATAAGTAGCAGTTATTGATAAATACATTACAATGAAAAACTTAAACGTAATAGCAGAACAGTTGTTCAACCAAATCAGAGGACGCTTTCCATCAGTCGAGATAGGCGATGCCGAAGGCAACGTTACCAACGAACCTAAACTTGCAAGATTTTTTGATTTTAGTTTTAAAGCAGAAGATACAGATTTAGGCAAAGTAAGTATTACATTAGACGAAAACGACGGTGTAGTAGTTATGTATAGTAATGACGTAACAGAAGGATCTGATTATTTAAAAAGAAACTGGTATGGATTTTTAAAAGATATCAGAGTGTTTGCTAAAAAGCGTTTAATGAACTTTGAAGTTAGAGATATTAATAGAACAAATCTAACCAAAAGAGATTATAAGTTTTTGGCTGCAAATCGCTCCGGAGAACAAACAATGGCTGAATCAAAAATGTATGGAACAAACAAAACAAGTTATCAAAAAGTTGGTGCTGCACGTTTGGCGATCAAACATAGTGCACCTGTAAACACAGAAGATGCTAACAGTAGAACAAAAAATATTTCAAATATCTTTATTGAATCACCAACAGGTGAAAGATTTAAATATCCGTTCAAGCATCTAAGCGGTGCAAGGGCAATGGCTCGCCACGTAGCAGAAGGCGGTAATGCCTATGATGATTTTGGCAAGCATATCAGTGGAATGAGCGAAGAACTATCAAAGCTACGTAAATTTAAACAATACATGAATAGAAGCAGTGTAATGGCAGAAAGTCTTACCGGTTATGTAGAAGTAGTTAAAGAGCGTATGCAACACATCCAAAAAACTATTGCAGGTTTACAAAAAGAAAGTTTTTATAAACAACAAGTAGAATCATTTGAGCCAGCAGCAGCCAAAGATGTTCCAAATGAAGTTGCTGAAAACTGGATTGATCAGCTCACAATCAAACAGTTCAACGAAGAACTAAAAGATGTTTTTCCATACATTTACAATCTAGTAAGCGAATCAACAAAAGCAAAAAACATTTCGTATGAAGATATTATGTCAGAAGAAACAGTCGGCGGCGATGCAATACATACAGTTGTACAAGGTGATACTGTAAGTGCATTATCAAGTATGTTTAACATACCAGTTGATGATATTATCGAAGTAAACGGTTTAGACGACAAAGGATCTATACGTGCAGGTGAACGTTTGTTATTGCCTGGCATAGATCAGGCACAGTATGACAAAGCAATGAGCAGTAACATAGGCGCAGGTGGCACACGTGAGATAGGACCAAACGGTGAACCTACAGGCAGTACTAGAGGCATAGATCCAGCCGACAACTATAGTGCGCAAGATTTTAGAAGATTAACTACAGGCGAAGCAGTTGAATATGCTATCAATAAACTTTTAGGACAGTTTAATGAAAGCGACAAAGGCGATATGGATGACGATGGTAAAGACGAACCAGACGACCAAGAATGGCGTGATGCTCGTCATGCAGCAATAGCAAAGGCAATGGGTGCAGACGATGAAGAAACTAAAGAATCAAAAACACCATTAGGCGAGTTTATACTAAGTTATTTTGATAAAGAAACTGGCCAGTTTCCAAAAGGCCCAACAGCCGTACTTACTATGGTAGAAAAAGAATACGGAGAACAATATGTAAGGCCCGCAGGAAAGTTCATAGAACGCATCGACGCAAAAGTTGCAGAAGTAATGGGCTACAGAGAGGCAGAAGAAGAAGTTCAGGACTCTCCAGAACTAGATAGAATCTCAGCGTTAGCCGGTTTAAGATAATCGGCTAACCGTTTGAATATTTTGTCAAAAAAACACTTGACAAGATAAATAACATTGTGTAGTATTATAACTGTGCTACACATTAAAGGCACAAATGCATAGGCAATATTATAGGAGGCATAACTATGGCATCATTAGCAGAAATCAGAGCAAAACTAAAAGAACAAGAGAACCGTACATCAGGTGGTTCTACAGGCGGCGGCGATAACGCAATCTACCCATTTTGGAATATGAAAGAAGGCGATCAGGCAACCCTGCGCTTCTTGCCAGACGGCGATGATTCAAACACTTTCTTCTGGAAAGAGCGTTTGATGATCAAACTTCCATTTGCTGGTGTAAAAGGTGAAACAGATTCACGTCCAGTACAAGTACAAGTTCCATGTATGGAAATGTACGGCGAATCATGTCCAATCCTACAAGAAGTACGTGGCTGGTTCAAAGATCCAAGTCTAGAAGACATGGGTCGTAAATATTGGAAAAAGCGTTCGTATATCTTCCAAGGTTTTGTCGTTGATGATCCACTTAAAGAAGATTCACAACCAGAGAATCCGATTCGTCGATTCATTATTGGCCCACAAATCTTCCAACTAATCAAAGCAGCACTTATGGATCCAGATATGGAAGAACTGCCAACAGATTATACTGCTGGTGTAGACTTCCGTCTTGCTAAAGGTTCAAAAGGTGGTTACGCAGACTACGGTGCAAGTAACTGGGCTCGTCGTGAGCGTCCATTGGGCGATTCAGAGATGGCAGCAGTTAATACACATGGTTTGTTTAACTTGAATGATTTCCTTCCTAAAAAGCCAGGTGAAGTAGAACTTAAAGTTCTTACTGAAATGTTTGAAGCAAGTGTAGATGGCGAAGCATATGATCCAGATCGTTGGAGCCAATACTTCCGTCCAGCAGGCATGGCAGCACGTACAGGCGATCCGCAAAAAGCAGCATCACCACAAGCAACTGCTGTTAGTCAAAGTGCTCCAACACCAGCACCAACTCCGACACCAGTTCAAGAAACTGTAAATGATACTGGTTGGCAAGATCCAGCACCTGCTCCAGCAGCAGAAGCAGCACCAGCAGAAAATAGTGGTGGTGCACAAGACATTCTTGCAATGATCAGAGCACGTCAAGGACAGTAATAGAGCAAGCTAAAAGGGTTGCATTTCACAGATGCAACCCTTTATACTTGCCCAGCTTTTTAGAATAGGAGATATACATGGCTACTAAGGCATTCGATCCCTCAAAGTTTCGAAACAGTTTAACTAAATCTATTAAAGGTATGAGTGCAGGCTTTAATGATCCACAGGATTGGATCAGCACAGGCAACTATGCACT